TCCAAAGTGATCGATGGCACAGGGTACGTCCTATCACATCTGGAACTCGTGAATCTTTAGTAGCATGGTTTTATGGACCTCCTTATTCGTAAAAAGAATGAAGTCTATCTTAAGGTTGAAGCACAACCTCACATTAATTATGAGTTAGCAGATTTCTTTACCTTCGAGGTAGAGTCTGCAAAATTCATGCAGAAGACTAGAAGGTATAGAGGATGGGATGGTAAGATTAGATTGTTTTCTCCTGCAACAGGAGAGATATATTGTGGTCTTGTAGATTACTTAACAGACTGGGCGAAAGAAAAGGGATATGAATATCAAATAGAAGATGATGAATACTTTGGTCATCCTATCACAGAGAATGAACTTATCACTCCCAAGTCGGTTGTAGGGTTTGTAAAATCACTGCGTCTGCCCCCGACTCTACAGGTAAGGGATTATCAGTATAAGGCAATTTACGAAGCACTAAAATACAACAGACGACTGTTGCTGTCCCCCACAGCGTCAGGAAAATCTTTGATGATTTATGCATTGGTTAGATTTCATTTAAACGTTGGTCGTAATGTTTTAATTGTAGTCCCCACTACCTCTCTTGTCGAACAAATGTATAAGGACTTTGAAACATATGGTTGGATGGCAAAGAAAGATTGCCATAAGATATATGCAGGGCAAGACAAATATACAGATCACAATGTGATAATCACGACTTGGCAGTCAGTATATAAAGAACCAAAGAAATGGTTTGATAGATTTGACTGTGTGATTGGTGATGAAGCACATCAGTTCAAAGCAAAATCTCTAAGTACATTGATGGGTAAGTTGCATGATTGTAAATACCGTATTGGTTTTACAGGAACACTAGATGGTGCCAATGTCAATCAACTTGTATTAGAAGGTTTGTTTGGTAGATGTTCTCAAGTTACTAGAACTAATCAATTGATGAAGGCAGGGCACATTGCTAAATTAAAAGTCAAGGTAGTTCTTTTAAAACATGAAGAAAAACTATTTGAAGGATATCAAGATGAAATTGATTATCTAGTTGAACACGAAGGAAGGAATAAATTTATCCGTAATCTTGCGTGTGATCTCAAAGGAAATACCCTTGTGCTTTTCAATTATGTAGAACGACATGGTGAACCTCTTTACAAATTGATAAATAGTTACACAGACAGACCCGTGTTCTTTGTTCATGGGGGTGTAGATGTCGATGATCGCGAAGAAATTCGCATGCTAACAGAGGCATCAGACAATGCAATCATTATTGCATCGTATGGTACGTTCTCTACTGGCATCAATATTAAAAACTTACATAATGTTATTTTCGCTTCTCCTTCTAAATCTCGGATTCGTAATTTACAGTCTATTGGACGAGTATTGCGGAAAGGAGACAATAAATCAAAAGCCACTTTATATGATATTGCTGATGATATCTCAACAGACAGGGGCAATAACTACACGTTGAATCACCTGATGGAGAGAGTCAAGATTTATAATGAAGAGAAATTTCAGTATGAGATCATAGATGTAAAAGTAAAAGCTTATGATTAACTACGCAAAACACGACGAAGAATTTCACGGTATATTCAAACTGGTTAGTGGGGAGGAAATCCTTGCTAAGGCAGTTATGACAGAAGATCGTGGAGAGAGTTTAATTTTCATGTCTGATCCTGTTAGCGTATTGCCAATCACTAAGGACGTCGGCGAGCAAAAAATATTAAGAGGTATGGGTTTCAGTAAATGGATTCCAATGTCTGACGAAGAATTTTTTATTTTAAGAGAGAAGGATATCATGACCATGGCAACAATGAGTAGACCTGTCAAACTCATGTACGATGCATACATCATCGGCGAAGATGCACATGGAAAGCAAATGAAAGAACGTCAAGTTCCGCCCTCGATTGCCGAAGGATATCTAGGAAACACAAAAGACATCCGTGCCTTGCTAGAAAAATTGTATAAGAAGTAAGTTATATTTCCTCTGAACCCTTACAGTGTTAGTATACTTGTCCTTGACAGGTTTGTCAAGTGTTGTTATAATTAAAACAAAGAAAAATTTGTATGAAGAAATCTTCCCCCAAAAAGCGACAGCATTATGTAGATAATCAAGAGTTTCTTGCTGCTATTATCAAGTATAAAGAGAAAGTAGACCATGCAAAAGAAAAGGGTCTACCAAAACCTCGTGTCAATAATTACATTGGTGGTTGCTTTTTAAAGATTGCTACTCATCTATCATATAGACCAAACTTTATTAATTACATGTATAAAGATGATATGGTATGTGATGGTATCGAGAATTGTATACAGTATATTGATAACTTTGATCCTGCTAAGAGTAGAAACCCCTTTGCATATTTTACTCAAATCGTATACTATGCTTTCCTAAGAAGAATTGCTAAAGAGAAAAGACAAATGGATATTAAAGAAAAAATTATAGAAAAATCTGGATACGATCATGTATTCACAGTTGACGGAGACGCAAGTTCAGAGTATAATCAAATTAAGTCCCGTGTCGAAATGAATTCTAAACGATGAAGATTCTCTTAATAACAGATCAACACTTTGGAGTTCGTAATGACAACCAACATTTTATCAATCATTACAAAAAGTTTTACAATAATATTGTAATTCCTTTTATAAAAGCATCTGGCATTAAACAGGTCATTGCTCTTGGTGATACCTTTGATCGTCGTAGATTCATTAACTTTATGTCTCTAAACGAATCAAAAGAAATGTGGTTTGATCCATTGAGAGATATGGGTATCCCAATGACCATGCTTGTTGGCAACCATGACATATACTACAAAAATACTCTTCGAGTTAATGCCCCAAATGAATTACTCAGAGGGTACGACAACATCACAATCATTGATGACCACGATACTGTCACTTTTGATGGTCTACCTATTCTTCTCCTTTCTTGGATTTGTGATGACAATCGCGAACGATTTCTCAAAGTTATCCAAGAATCTGATGCCCCTGTCTGTATGGGTCATTTGGAGCTTAACGGTTTTGAGGCTCATCCAGGTCATGTGATGGAAGGTGGGATGGATCCCAATGTCTTTAGTAAATTTAAAAGAGTATTCTCTGGACACTATCATCAGAAATCTACTAAAGGTAATATCAGATACTTAGGTAATCCTTATCAACTTTATTGGAATGACTACGCAGCGAAAAGAGGTTTTCACGTCTTTGATACAGACACTCTTAAAACTACTTTTTATAGGAATCCCTTTGATGTTTTTTATAAACTGTATTATAATTCTGGAGTGTCTCTCCCAGACGAATCAGAAATCAGAGGATCATTCGTCAAACTAATTGTAGAAGATAAAGGAGACTATCAGAAGTTCGACTACAATGTAAAACGCATACAGGATATGGGTTGTGCAGATCTTAAGATTGTTGAAGATCTTAGTGTGGAACTGGAGAATGGAAGTGAAGTGCTAGAAACCGAAGACACAATGACGTTGTTAGACAAATATATAGATGAGATAGATTTAAGAGTCAGTAAACCTAATGTTAAGTCTGTCATGCGATCACTATATGTAGAGGCATCAGAACTATAATGTTTGTTCTTACTGATAAAAAAACTGGTGGTGTTTATGCTAACTCTAAGTCAGGCGACGAACAGGGTAAGAAGAACGTGCTTGTTTTTGCAGAGAAAGACGATGCAGAAAGATATATCGTACTTCTAGAGGCAGATGATTTTAATCAGGAACTTGACATTCTGGAAGTAGATGCAGAAATTGTTGCCATGAATTGTGGTAATTATGGGTATTCTTATGCTATAATAGAACCTACTGACTTACTCATACCAAAAATCAAATTTGATAAATGATTGTTTTTGAAAATATTAAGTGGAAGAATTTTCTTTCCACTGGTGATCAATGGACAGAAATTAGTTTGAATGAATCTCCATCAACTCTTATTGTTGGTGCAAACGGTGCAGGTAAATCTACTCTCTTAGATGCATTGTGTTTTGTTTTATTCAATAAACCTTTTAGAAAAATTAGTAGAGGACAGTTAGTAAATAGTATCAATGAAAAAGGTCTTAAGGTTGAAGTATTATTCTCTATTGGTGTTGATGAGTATCGCGTCTTTCGTGGAGCGAAACCTAATATATTCGAGGTCTACAAAAACAATAAAATGGTTGACCAAGATGCTGCTGCCAAAGACACGCAGAAGTATCTCGAACAATCCGTTCTCAAACTCAACTTTAAATCCTTTACACAGGTCGTCATCTTGGGTTCATCCACATTTGTCCCCTTCATGCAACTCAACGCACCTGTCAGGAGAGAAGTTATTGAAGATTTACTTGACATCAACATCTTCTCCCAAATGAATACGATCCTAAAAGATCGTGTTAGAAATGCAATGTCGCAACAACGTGATTGTGATCATCTCCTTCATATCGCAGAGGAACGTGTAAACAATCAAGAAAGAATTATTAGCACTCTTGCTGATGTGAGTGCAACTCGTCAGAAAGATAAGAAAAGTAAAATTAAAAACAATAATGAAAAAATTAAATCAGAAGAAAAGCAACGTGATCTACTGAAAGAAGAAGTAGAAACTCTTACTATAGGTTTGAAGAATGTTGATAATCATAAAGCAGTATTAGATGACCTTCGTCAAGAACAATCTGATATCAATTCAGAGTTAAAATCTGCTGCCAAACAACTTAAGTTTTTTAAATCACATGATGAATGTCCTACCTGTTCTCAGCAGATTGAAAAGGAATTCAAGACAGCAGTGATTGGTAATCTGGAAACTAAAGGTAAGAATCTTACAAAAGATTTTAAAGGTTTGACTAATAAAATTGCTGATGCTGTTAGTGTTGTAGAGAAAATGGAGATTCTTTCTAGAAATATCATGGAAACTCGTAGTAAAGTATCCTCTGCAGAAAGAGAGATCGTACGTTTAGAGACAGAGAACCTTAAAATAAATGAAGAGATATTAGAACTACAAACAAACACTCCTAAAATTAGAGAAGAAAAACTATCTTTAGTTAAGTTTCAAAAAGAATTAGAAGAAACACAAAAAGATTGTGGAAAGATTCATCAGACTCTTGATGAATTTAAAGTCATAGGTAATTTGTTAAAGGACTCTGGTATTAAGAGTCAAATTATTAAGAAGTATGTTCCTATTTTTAATAATTTAATCAATAAATATCTGCACAGCATGGACTTCTTTGTTAACTTCACACTCGATGAAGAGTTTAAAGAAGTAATTAAAAGTAGATTTAGAGATGAATTTTCATATTCATCTTTTTCTGAAGGTGAAAAAGCAAAAATTGATTTAGCATTGCTATTTACATGGAGAGAAGTTGCTCGTATGAAAAATAGTGTTGCTACTAATTTACTCATACTTGATGAAGTATTCGATAGTTCTTTGGACGCAGAAGGAACAAATGAACTCTTGAAGATTCTTCATGCTTTGGGTATTTCAAGTAACATATTTGTTATCTCACACAAGGGTGATGTCTTATTAGACAAATTCCTAAGGACACTTAGATTTGAAAAGATTAATGATTTCTCGCGTATGTCAGACGACTCGTAAATTTTGGAGAGTATGGGCAAAAGCACTTGGAGACAAGTCTGGAAACTCAGATAAAGAAGCGGATTGGATTGCTTTAATCCGAACATTTATTTTCATTCAGTTAGTAGTTACTAACTGTTTTATCGTAGCAGGTAACATAAGGCACTGGAACGATCATCACGTTCCGCCATCATATCAGCGTGTGCCAATTAAAAAAGTGGCACAATAGCTAGCACATTCTTGATTGGTCTGCTATAATAGGTATATACGAAACACAGACACATGATCAATCAAGAAGTAAAAGGAACACTTGCTAAACTACTAGCAACAGAAAACCTCACAGTTGAGCACCGTCAGGTTACAACTGCATACTTCGATGTTGAGAATCGTGTTCTTTGCCTCCCTATCTGGAAGTCTGCCTCAAACACTGTTTACGATCTACTTGTAGGTCACGAGGTAGGACATGCACTTTATACTCCTGCAGATGATTGGGATAAAAGTGTTCCTAAAGCATTCATCAATGTTCTCGAAGATGCTCGTATTGAAAAACTAATGAAGCGTACCTATCCTGGTCTTCGTAAGTCTTTCTTTGACGGATACAAAGAACTATGGAATCAAGATTTCTTCGGTGTCAAACATGAGGATCATGAGAATCTATCACTGATTGATCGCATCAATCTTTACTTCAAAGGTAATCTAAATATTCCTTTCTCAGATGAAGAGAAAGCATGGGTAAACAGAACTGGAAAAACTGAAACATTTCAAGAGGTAGTAGACCTTGCCAGAGATCTATACGGTTGGGCAAAAGAAAAGCAAGCAGAGAACGAGCAAGAAGATATGGAAACTGATATTGAGATTGGTAATGGCGATGGTAATATGAGTGGTGGAGATTCTGCTACAGAAATGGAAGTCAAAGAGAAAGATTATTCTGAAGAAGAAACATCTGCACCTGAGATTGATCCTAATCAACCATGGGATAGTTCAGAGAATCCTCTTGAGGATCTATCAGAAGGTCTCAATAATTACTCAGAACCTATCGGTGGCGATGGATCTGATCTATTCAATGACTTTGATCAAGTAGACGAAACTGAGAGTATTACAGATAAAGCATTACAAGAATCACTAGAAGACTTAGTTGATGATGATGCTAAGGAGTGGGTTTACCTTGGTCTTCCTAAAGTAGAAATTGACAAACTTCTAGTTTCTCACTCTACAATTCAAAGTGATCTTGAAGGATTCTTCTCTTTTTACAAAAATGGTGACGAAGATGCAGAAAACTATAAGAGAGAGTGTCTTCAGTATGCAGATGATCATTACAACAAATTCAAGAAAGATGCACAGAAATCTGTAAACTATCTTGTCAAACAGTTTGAGATGAAAAAGTCTGCTGATGAATACAAACGTGCAGCAGTATCAAAGACAGGTGTTATCAACACTAATACTCTTTACAAATACAAACTAACTGATGACATCTTCAAGAAAGTTACAACTGTTCCTGAGGGTAAGAATCATGGTCTTATTCTACATCTTGATTGGTCTGGTTCTATGCAGTATCAACTCTTGGATACTGTAAAGCAAGTTTTCAACTTGGTATGGTTCTGTCGTAAAGCAGGTATTCCTTTCCGTGTCTACGCATTCCAGAGTTCATACTATGGTTATGATCATAGTAATTGCAAACAATGGAATCCTGGTGTTGAACCTAAGGAAGGTGATCTTGGTATTGCAGATGATTTCAGACTTCTTGAATTACTATCTTCTAAGCAAAATGCTAAGTCACTTGAGAATTCACTCAGACAAATTTACAGACAAGTATTTGCTATCGGTGGATACCGTATGTCTGCTATGCCCAAATACACTCTTGGTGGAACTCCACTTGCTGAAGCAGTTTTCTGCACTCGTCAGTTGGTAAAAGATCTCAAGAAGGTAGAAAATGTTCAGAAAGTAAATGTTGTATGCTTAACTGATGGCGAAGCAAATCCAATGTCATACTGGACAAAAAGTCCTTACAGCACTTACATGCAGGAGATGCGTGAGGAAAAATTCAGACTTGCTCAAATGTGTCACTCAAGAAATAGAGTATTCATTCTTCGTGATTCTGACACTGGTTATCAACGCAAACTTAATGGTAGTCCATATGAAACTACAAAAGAGATCGTAAGTTACATGAGAGAAGTTACTGATTACAACTGGATTGGTATCAGACTCTGCAGTAAAGGCGAGGTATCAAGATTGATTCGTATGCTTGGTATGGACATACAACGTCAAGACGAACTTGACAAGCAATGGAAGAAAGAAAGATTTGCTTCTATCAAAGATGAAGTTGGATTCTCTCAATCTTTCTATATGCCTGACAGGGGCAATGGCGAAGGAACTCAAGACCTTACTGTAAAACAGAAAGGCGAAGTTGCTACCAAAGCAGAACTACAACGTGCATTCAAAAAGCACATGGGTTCTAAGACCACAAACAAAACTCTCCTCAACGCATTCATTGAACAAATCGCATGAAGTGTAAAGTAACTCTATTTAAAGCGGGAACAATCTTTGAAGAAACTGTTATCGCTGTGGATTATGATGATGCAAAAAAAGTTGCATTAGCAAGAAATCCTAATTCTACCGTAATGAGTGTGACAGCAGTGTTCGGATAAATAACTGTCCACTTGCTGTAGCACTAAGCAGATATACCTGCTATAATAAATGTATAAACAAACAAAGACTATGACTTTTGAACCAAACCCTGTGACAACTGAACAACTTGTTCAACACCTAACTGATAATGTTGGAACTGAAGTCGGATGCAAAGACATTCGTGAGTCAGCAAAGATACTTAAACTATCTTACACAACTGCATGTAAAAGACTTAAGTCTTATAAATCAGGTATAGGCAAGTGGAATCTAACCATTCAAGAAATTGAACGTGCGTACGAAGCACCTGCTGCTAAGAAAAAAGCAAACTATGTTCCTGATAAAGATAAGACTTATGTTCCTTTTGGTAACTTCACTTCTGTAAAGAAAGTTATCTCATCGAAGAAGTTCTATCCTCTATTCATTACAGGTCTATCTGGAAACGGTAAGACTCTATCAGTTGAACAGGCATGTGCTGCAACTAATAGGGAGTTAATCCGTGTCAACATCACAATCGAAACTGACGAGGACGATCTTATTGGTGGGTTTCGTCTTGTTAATGGCGACACTGTTTGGCACAACGGACCTGTGGTTGAGGCTTTGGAAAGGGGAGCTGTATTACTTCTAGATGAGATCGACCTAGCATCTAACAAAATTCTTTGTTTGCAATCTGTCCTTGAAGGTAAAGGTGTATTCCTTAAGAAGATTGGTAGGTATGTAAAACCTGCTCAAGGATTTACTGTTATCGCTACTGCTAACACTAAAGGTAAAGGATCTGATGATGGTAGATTCGTAGGAACAAATATTCTCAACGAAGCATTCCTTGAGAGATTCCCAATCACATTTGAGCAAGAGTATCCTTCTGCTACTATCGAGACTAAGATCTTGATCAATCAGGGATGTGACAAAGACTTTGCAGAGAACCTAATCAAGTGGGCAGGTGTAATCCGTAAGACATTCTTTGATGGTGGTGTTGATGAAGTTATCACAACTCGTCGTTTGGTTCACATTGTTTCAGCATATCAGATCTTTGGAGATAAGTTGACAGCAATCACAAATTGTGTAAACCGTTTTGACGATGATACAAAATCATCTTTCCTAGATCTTTATACAAAAGTTGACGCAGGAGAAGATTCAGAGTATACTGATAATAACGAAGTTCAATCATTCAGTTAATTATGAAGTATCGTGAAGAGGAGTTCCTAGAGGAACTCCGACATTACATCGAGAGCACTTACTCTCAACACTATGCTAGTGATAAGATTCAGACTCTTGATGTAATCGATGCATGTGGCGATGCTACAGCATTTTGTAGAAGTAACATTTTAAAGTACGCTTCTCGCTTCGATAGAAAAGGTAGTGCTAGACAAGATCTCTTAAAGGTGCTACACTATGGAGTGTTACTCATGCACTTTTATACAAGAGATCAAGCAAACTACGCAGCAGCAACTTTTGCAGCACAAGAAGACTAATTCATTATGACAGTAATTTCCAAACCCACCATTGAAGTCCTTAAAAACTTTTGTTCAATCAACAAGTCTATTGTTATTAAACCTGGCAATAAGATTTCTACGCTCAGTATTAATAAGAATATTCTCGCTATTGCCGAAGTCGAAGAACAATTTGATTCGCAAATTTCTATCTATGATTTGGGAGTTTTCCTTGGAGGGTTATCTCTGTTTGACTCACCAAAAATCGATACTACTGAAACCAACTACGTCACAGTAAGTGACCTACAAGGTAAATCAAAGACACGTTATTTCTATGCTGATCCTGATATCATTACTCAGGCACCAGAAAAAGAAATCAACTTGCCATCAGAGGATGTTGAATTCAAACTTGAATCTAAAATTTTGATGCAATTACAACGTGCTGCTATGGTATACCAACTCCCTGATCTTTGTTTGTATGGGGATGGAGAAACTATGCAGTTATGTGTGACAGATAAAAAGAATGATACTTCCAATAATTATTCAGTAGAAGTTGGAACTACTACAGATGAGTTTTGTTTTTGTTTCAAAGTTGAAAACTTAAAACTTTTATCTGGGGATTATGATGTAGTATTGAGTAAGACAAATGTTGCTTTGTTCAAAGGTGACGGAATCAAATACTACATTGCTCTAGAACCCAACACATGAGATGTTGGCACTGTGACACCGAACTAATCTGGGGAGGTGACAACGATTGTCCTTATGCAGAGGAGTATAGTTTCGTAACTAATCTCCACTGCCCTAAGTGCGATTCTTACGTTGAAGTTTATTATCCTAAAAAAGATGAAAGAATTTGATTATGAACTCGATTATGAGAGACTTGACTTTACAGACGAGGAGACTCGTAAACTATATCGTATTGGAAGAGGGGAGCAAGGGGTTCTACTGGTTCGCCCTTATACTGACGATATCTGTGCTCATTGGAGATTTAAGACACCAGAGATTGCAGTAAAATC